CGTATGCTATACAACTTACCATCCTTGTAAGCACTCGGTATCATTACTAATGATGCATCCTTATATAGACTCATATCAATTCGTTTAATTCATTTATTGTACAGGTTCTCGCTTCTGTATCACCTCCTGCTAATTCTACCCTCGCATCATACAAGTCAAACAATTGTCTGCCCAAGTCCGCTTGTGGGAAGCGTCTCAATGACTTACTTACACATTCAAAGGCTTCCATTGTTGCTCCATCCTCTAATGCTCTGCTTTGGAATTGAGCAGGGTCAAGGATGTAGAACATAGCACTACCCCATCCGATTGTATTAGTGAAAGCATCTCCGCTACCCCACCAAGTTGAGCCATATATTGACCCGTATCCTTTCTCACCCATTTTTCTTATTCTTTTTCATGAGGTACTTCTTTAACTTTTGGATGTTTTCCATCTTAGGCTTATAAGTCTGCTTTACTATAAAACCCATCCGTTAAAGTTTTGATTCTTGCTTGGGTACATATCATCATTACTACTGGTGTTGTACTCAGGGTACAAACTATTGTAGAATGCCATGTGGTCTACAAACCTTCTGGAATAATGCTCCGCAATATCACGCTCTTTCTGCACAAGGTAATCTAAATCCTCCTTAGTAACGCTGGTGCCGTTCTCAGCACCCTTAGTATAAATGCCTCCATTTGCCACTTTAAAGTGTATGTAAGGCAATATCTCTATCGCAGCATAGTGTACCACCATATCCTGAATATAACCAGTAAAAAGGCTAAGGTAATTACCAGAAAGACTAGCAGATTCAATATCTGCTGATATCTTATTAAACAGCTTTGTTCCTAGTATATTTTGTATGTGTATGTCCTGTGCAATTTTAATAAATTGAACCATTTGGTCTCTATCAACATTGCCGTTAATGCCTGTGCGCTTAATTACATCAGCAGGGCTAACGAATAATACTTGTGCCATTATATACCGCTTTGAATATCCTTACTGGAAGGAGGGTTAATAAATCCTTTGTTCTTCATATTGCTAGGCGTAACAGCAACCTTAGGGTCGTTAGCCTCTGGTCTAAAACCTTTGCCCCTAGCCTTTGTAGTGCTAATGGTTTGTGCATTAGGTGAGGTAACATCTGGCTTAACACCACCCTTACTCATGTAGGTTCTGCGTATCCACTTATGCTTACATCTAGCACCACCCTTATAAAGCCATATTGAGTAGGTATCGGCACCTGAAGGGCCGAAGCCTTGATTTACTGCTTGGTTATCCATACGGATAATATCCTCCTTGCGGTAAAGCTTACCTGCACCCATCATTTTACTGCAAAACTCACGCTGTGGGTTATTGCTTCCTGAATACTTGTAACGCACTAAAAATTTAGTACCCTCTACATTCTCCCCATCCTGCTCACTCTTAGCATTAGGGCGTGCAGTGCCAGTTGAGGCAAAGCCCATCATTTTATCTAACGCTTCCTCCTGCTCATAATCAACATCACGCTCATCAACAAGCTCCCACTCCTCAAGGTTCTCATCCTCGCCAAGTGCAATAAGGTCATCAGCAATACTATCATATCCCTCAGGCATTTCACTGGACATCTTAACCCCAGTTTCCTCCTCAATTACCTCAGCATCTGTAACCTCCTCTGTATCCGTAAATTCAATAGGGGTTAGTGTTTTGAAGTATAGGTTTAAGGATACATTGTTAAAGCCTAGTATCTTATCAATTGCATCAATCACCTGCTCCTGCTTAGGGCGGATAACGCTATTATCAAACAAGGTAAATGCCGTTTTAATCTCATCAGCATTATTACCTAACCCTGTTTGGTCTTTAACACCAAATAACATAGGGCTGGTAATGCGGTGGCCTACCAATACCTTTTGCTGGCTCTCACGGCTCAGGAATTCATATTGTGCTGATGCCTCGCTTAACTGGACTGGCTCAATGCTAGCTGCGCTGTCGCTGCTATCGTTGAAGGCCAATATAAACTTACCTGCACTGCTGCTGCCTGACCACTTTTGTTTTATCTGTGATTCAATAATATCACGCTCCTCCTCTGGTGGTACGCCATTATTAAAGTTCACAATCATAGAAGGCGCTAGGCCGTTCTTAATGTTGTTGATGTGGTAGTTAGCTATCTCACCCTCTAGCTCAGCATATGGCAAAGCACCTTGATAATCAACAGGGCTGTAATAATAGCTACCACTGCGATATGGTCTAAAGTAAAGTATCTCAACTTTATCTCCTTGAGCACCAAAGCCAAAGGCTGGGATGCGTTCAACACCTTTCTTACTGCGTACCTCACTCCAATCATAAGCATAATAATAAGCCTCTACCTCTCCCTCTGCGTTGCACTTCTCAGCACGCAAAGTCTCTACAGGCATATGGTATACCTCAACAATCTTGCTTTTATCCTTGTTATAAATAACTTGGAAAGCACCATTGCCCAGCATATAGTAATCGTTGATTACCTTCTTTAACTCGCTGTCCTTAATAAGCTTCTTAAGCTGTAAATACCCCTGAGGGTTTTTAGCGCTATCTGTAGCATCAATGCCCTTGCCAAACACCATATCAATAACACCAGAAATAACAGCGTTATTGGTTGGGCTACCATTGTAACGGCTTATCAAATAATTAAAGTAATCATTGTCCTCACCATACTCTACCCAGCCTTTGCGAGCATTCTCACTTACTACTGGTGATGTGTAGCTTGACAGCTGCACAAACTTAAAATTATTCGCCATATACTATAAATTCATTATCCATTGTGCGGTCTGTAGTAGTTAGCTTAGGTTGGTATGTGCCTACTACTGCACCTGCTGGCATAATATACATTTTATCCTGAGATAGTAACTTAACCTTACCTGCTTCCCAAAGCTTTACCACATAAAAGCTTTCAGCCGACAAGTTACTCACATCATACGAGAAAGTCAATACCTTCCTGAAATCATCATAGGTTCCACTGACAGCCGCATCATACGCGGTCTTGCGCTCATCCTCCGATACAACTTGTAGTTCAAAAGACTCTGTAGTAAAGTCCCTTAAAAACATCTTAATAGTTGCCGTTGTATTTTCTTCTACAATTATCATATAATTATAAAACCCATTTCAATAACAATGGTTATATTTGCACTTCATTGCTCTCGCAGGTGAAACTCCTGCAAAAAAGAAAAGCCCTTCCAGTTATGGAGGGGCTTTCTTAATTAAGGGCTAAACTATTGTTTAGATATCGCTGATATTACTAGCATCTGCAGTAATCGTAGCATCAACAAAGTTTGCTGGTATTTTCTCCTGAGCAGTAAAGGTTAGGGTGTAACCTGAAAGGTCTCCCATAGCCGCTCCAGTAACGATAGTACCACCTGTTACCTCTGAGCCGTACTCTAGGCCCATCATAAACTTATTTCCGTTGTTATCCTCTACCACTACATGTGGGCGAGCATAAGCAAGCAACTTCACCTCTTGGTGTGTTTGCTTAGACATTTTCTTGAAAGTCAAGTTAAGTGTCTGCTCAACGAATGTTGTTCCATTCTCACGACTGCTGTTAATTGCCTGCTCAAAGCTAGAGTTTCCTTTTACTTCAAACTTGAACCAACTAGGCGTTCCGCCAATGGTATCAATCACATCCGTATCTGTTCCATCGTAGGTGATAGCACCTAGCGAGTCAAAGTCTGCAAAGTATACAGCGGTGATACCACCAACTACATCCTTACAGGGTTCTGTTCTTCCTTTTGTTAAAGCACAAGCCATATTCTATAAGTATAAAAAAAGGGCAGACAAGCACTAGCCTACCTGCCCCTTTAAGTTAATCAATCTACTTCTTATGCGTAGTAAACGATGTCAGCACCGATACCAATCTGCACACCTGCAGTGTAGCGCATAACTACACGAACATTCTTGCTTCCATCAAGGTCAGCCATGTCCAAAATCTTGACTTCATTAGAGTCAGCTAACAAACCTGTACCAAAGAACAAGTTAGATTTTTGAGCAGCTACCATAGTGTTGTCAGCCATACCTGAAGCAACAAAGATTTTAACGCCATCAAACGCTAGGTCTTGGTTGTTGAACCAAGTAGTACCCTCGTTACGAACACCATTAGCACCTAGACCTGAAGCACCAAATCCACCAAGAGCACGAACATAAGCACGAGCAACATTGCTTGCAACATAGATGTATAAGTCCTCTTTTCCGTATACTGAAGTTGGGATAGCATCAACTACTTTACCCATCTCAGTGATAACATTAGCAGCAGTAACAGAAGTACCTGTAACATCTACTACATCGCCATCAGCAGCCAATAAAGCACCAAAGCCATTGAACTCACCTGCGTTAGCAGTAGCACCTGTCCAGATAGTTTGCTCAGTTTTCTGTGCAACCTTAGCAGCAACATGACCAATCAAGAAATCAGCAAAGTTACTTGGTAACTCATCAAATGCAGAGTAGCCCATTGAGATTGCTTCCCAGTCGCTTGCAAAGTCAGACTTACACAATTCAAGGTTCACTTGAAATTCCTCAGGCTGAAGAATTTTCTCAGCCAATGTGATTGTTGAAGTATCAGAGAAATCACAAGTTGCATCCTTTACGATAGCATCTGTGCTCAAGGTTTTCATGACCTCTTTGAACTTAACATTAGGTTTGATAGTAATACCGCCACCCTCAATAGTGTCGGCACTCAATAATGCAGCAGAAATATATTTCCCTGCAAATTCACCAGCATATGTGGTAGTAATTGAAGTGGTTGTAGCCATTTTTTCTTCTTTATTTAAATTAGGATAATTTACTCATTACACGAGCCAAAGCATCTTGTCTACCCTTATTGGCAAACTTGTGCATCTCTGGCTTTTTCTCAACTGGAGCAGCAGCAACTTTCTTAGCAGCAGGTACCTCATCAGCACTCATCTCTACTTGCTCCTCAACTACTTCTTCAGTAGCTTCCTCAGCGTTCATTTCAACTGGCTCCTCAGTAGCCATTTCCTCCTGTGGCATCATGCCTGCTATCATACCTTTAAGTTCATCAATAGCAGCACCGAATTCCTCTTTAGTTACATAAGCCATTTCTTCCTCAGCTTGCTCAACTTCTACCTCTTCCTCTGCAGCAGCTTCACGCACCTCAGCAATAACGCCTTCCTCCTCAATAACCATAACACGGCCATCCTCAAGGTTATGCTCGCCTACAGGCGCAGCAACACGCTCCTCATCTTCCCCTACTAGGAAAACATTTTCACCAGCAACAAACTCCTCAGCCTCCAGTAAAGTACCATCAGCTAGGCGCATTGAAGCCATCTCAACTTTAACATCCTCTTGTACTTCCTGAACTTCAGGAGCGGCATCTTGACTAGGAGTCAAAGCCATTTCAATTTTCTTGAACACTTCTTGTAAATTCATTTGTTTTGAACTTTTCTAATTAAACAACTATTTATAAACAATTTGGGTCATTTTCACAATTCCCCTAACTCTTTCAATTTACTTGCTGCCCAGCGTTTACCGCTTAGGCCGCCCCACAACATATAGCTTATGTACCCACAGCTTTCCTTATCCCCATCATCATAATACTCCTGCGCTCTGCTCAGGTAACTATGCATCCTTTTTATGGTAGCTAACGATAGTGGCTCTTTCTGTGCTAACTGCTGTGCTCTAACTTTACCCACTTGAGTAGCGCACTTGTTGCCTTGCTTCTCGTTGAGGGCAATTCCCTTCTTTGCATTGTTAGAAACTGAATCAGGGTAATCTCTGTATGACTCAAGTTCAAGTTTCTTTCCTGAAGCATACCTTTTGTCTTGTTTAATACTGGCTTTGGTTATTCCCAATAAATAAAGCGCCATGAGGTGTTCGCCTTCTTCTCTTTCAATTGCTGATAGTTCTGTGTTGATGCTTGAGGCATCAATTGACTCTCGCTGCATAAACCATCCTTCAATGCTGAACCCTTTGACTCTACCTTCTTTGACATACTCCTCCCAAACATCATCGTTGTTAACCTTCATACTGACCATCCAAGTGCCTACAGGATATTCTAGGCCATAGGCCGCAGACTTATCCTTTTGGCTGTCCTCAACAATCCAGCTTTCAACTAATGTAAGCCCTGTAAGCTTTGCCTGATGCTCTAGTGTTGCGTTACCTTGTTTGCCATTGGTTAGGTACAACTCAGCTGCACGCTGGATAGTTTCTTTGGTAAAGAACACATAGTATTCCTCCTCACCATCTCTGCGGTATATAGGCTTTTCTGGAATCATAGCAGCGCCCATTAAAATCCGCTTCTCATTATCCACCTCCTTAAACTCAAACTTATAATCCTTGCTTAAAGTGATAAAGTCCTCCTCTATTGCAGGGTGCTCAACAATGCTTATAGCATCTACACCATGCAGCATCTTTTCCTCATCTAATACTAACTCAAAAAACTTCATATCTATCCTATTGTAGCTGTTTCTTTAATCTTTCTGTCCATTTGCCCTGCAGTCTGTACATCTTGGCTTACTACATAAGCCCTTACAGGTGTCTTAGCTAGGCTGCTTGCTATTTGATTACCCAAGTTAGGGCCATTGCTGTCAAATGTAGCACGAGGGGTAGTTGGTGTTGGTAGGCTTACAGAAGGCGCTCCGCTTGAACGGCCCACACTCCTACCGCCTATATTAACACCGCCACTGGAAGTATTGGGAACCTCTGTAGCGTATATGGCACGCACACTAGCTAAACCTGTTGCTATAACACCTGCTGCTGCAATTGGCCCTGCTATACCACCTTGTGCTAGGGCTTTTGTAGCACCTGTGTAGGTGTTTATAATTGCCTCTGCTGCGCTAAGGGCTTTACCTGCCTGTGTTTGTTCACCTGCTAGCTTACCCAATGAGCCTAATGTACCTGCAACTGCTGAGGCAGTAGCTAACTGGACTGCTAGCTTTGCATCCTCCTTATCTTTAGTGGCCTTAACCTCTGCATCATTGTACTTATTGTTGACCTTAGCTATCTCCTCATTTTTAAGGCGTGTTAACTCCACCTCATCAAAACCATATTGCTCGGCATTAGCTATAAGCTGGCTGTACTTATCCTCAACAGCATTTAACTCGTTTACCTGAGCAGTATTCTGCTCCTCCAGTATTTTATCATACTGGGCAGATATTGTTTCTTGGTATTTAGCAGCTTCCTGAAGCAGTATCTCATCACGCTTGGCTATCTCAGCATTAAGCTTTTTTTGTGCCTCTGCATTTAACTCTGTAGCCTCCGTGTTATCTCCTGTGCCCTCTGTAAATGCATTTAACCTAGTCTGTAAACTACGCAGCCTTCTGTTACGCTCACCCTCAAGGCGTATAACCTCTGCTTCTGCCTCTGCTTGGTCTCTAATGTCATCCCTTGAGGATTCACCAAGTGCTACACGCTCCCTAATTATCCTTGCACGCTCCTTAGCAATAGATATCTCATCATCTGCAATTTCATTCTGTAGCCTTGCTGCCTCACGCAATGCATCAGCACGCTGTTCATTAGTTTTATTCTCATCCTCCGCTACTAAGCGCAATTCCTCAATGCTTGCTCTACGCTTTGCATTTACCTTAATAAGTTCAATTTGTCTATCCTCTAAAGCCTGCTGTGCTTTCTCTAAATCAATTGCTGCCTGAGCCTCGTTTTTCATCTCATCAACAATACCACTAAAGCTACCCTTGAGAATATCTAGGCCCTCACTAAAATCACCGCTAAGTATCTTAAACAAGCCCTCGCCAAAGGTTGATATTCTATCTACAAGTACATCTACTACTGCACCAATGCCCTTAAAGGCTTGGCTAAGTTTATCGGCACCCCTTTGGGTTTTTGTAAAGTAAGATGTAAGCGCTGTGATAGCTATAAGGAGCAGGCCTATACCAGTTGCTGCTACAGCAACCTTTAAAGACTTCATTGCTTTTATACCCTGCTTGATACCTTTGACACCATTCCTAAAGCCAGAAACCATGCCGCCAGTCATCTTATCTATGCGGCCTGCAACACCATCAATAGAGCCTTCAAGATTGTCTACATTCTTTTCAGCATCTTTGGTGTTTACATTAATCTTTATTTTCTTTTCAACTGCCATAGTATCTGTCGCTTTGCTTCCTTCCAGTTGGTAATTATTTTATACTCGCCCTGTGCTACTCTTACCTCTGGTGAGTTTCCCTCTGCCTTAGGCAGTGTGTTAATTATAAAACCCAAGTCCATTACACATCGTTTAAAAGCTCAAGTGTTGCCTCGTTTGTAGTAAGGTTGACTTTAGCTTGATTAATAATATACCTACGCCCTGCAATGTCTAGCTTATCATTTAGCCTAAGCATTGTTAAGACATTTGCTGGCAGCCTTGCTTTAAGGCTGTATACCCTACGGCTTGCATCGTATAAATCTGTGATATAATCTTCCCAGAATTGATTGTATAGGGTTTGTACAAAACTTTGCTCGTGGAAGGGGTCAACTTCAAGTCCATAGGTTAGCATCTGCGTTACACTTGCTGCAACTCTGTTGTTTATATTGGCACATAGATACACTTGGTTTGATGCTGTAGTTGTTTGCCCTGTCTCATCTACAAACCCAATAGGGTAGCTGGTAATGTTTAATGTAGCAGGCGAGTAAAATATAACAGGTGCCCCTATATAAGGGTCTCCCTCTTTATCAATGCTTTTGCCTACCAAAAAGTTAGTAATGCCGTTGCTGTAATCATCTAGCTTCTGGTAGCGCATTATTTCAAATGCGTTTTGTGCGGTTAACTCACCGCCATCAAAAGTGAAGTCAGCCCTTATATCACCATATCCTAAACCACCATTTGTAAGCCTATGATTACGCATCTCATAAGTATCGCTTTCTTGGTATTTAAGGGATATGCGTTTATATAACTCTGGCTTAGTTACCTTAAGGCTTGTGGTATCTGCATACTGCGTTATATCGTAATTGGTGCCTAAGGCATACCAATCATCAAGCGGCTCAACAATAAACTTACTTCTACTTGTAGGCTCAATTACTAGGTTGAACATCTTTACAAGTCCAGTAATAAAATCATACACCTTCTGCTCAGGCATTTGGTCTGCAACTATTACATCCGTTGTAAATGACTGCGAGGTACTGGTGGTGGCTGTAAATACATCGGCTGCGTTTTCCGATGGCCTGCCTGATATGTTACTAGCCGTAATTGTAATAGTCTCACCACCCCAATCTATAGGCGGTGAAAACCGCATCTGTATCTCATCGCCACCTTTTAGCCATGCGTTTAGATAGACCTCTTGGTTTGTAACACTTCCTGAATGTTGGCGGCTCATTACATACTCGCCATTGATGTACCAATGCACTTGGTAATCGTTAGTAGATGTAATGCTGTACTGCCAAATTAGTGATGTTATTATAGTGTTGTTTGTGTACAAATCTGTACTAGCATCAAACAAGCCAGTTGCTGAGGTGTAGTCTACCTTCTGTGCTGTAAAGCCATTCTCCTGCCCTTTAAACATATACCCCTCTCTGCGGTGGCACCACATAAACAAGTCTGTAAACTTGCTGTCGCTAAAAAAGGTGCTTGTAAAGGTTATGCCGTACTTAGCCTCTATTGCATCTATGATTTTAGATAGCTTTATTGCAGGCTTTAACTCATAATAATTTAAGCCGTGATTATCGTTTTGACTATGATACGCTATATCTAGTGCGCTGTGGTCGTTAGGCGCTGAGTCATAATGCCAATCACCTACAGGTGATATTAGGGGATATATAATATTACCAGAGTTAAGGGGTGTTGTGCCCTCCATTGCCCCTCTAATTACACCACCCTCATAGGAGTGGTCATATGCTGATAAATCAAGGCTGGTTAACTCATCCTCACCAAATAAGTCTTTTAGGTTTACACCTGCACTAAAAAACACTGCCTCATAGCTTGTGGCCTTACCTTGCTCTAGGTTTACACCTAGCAGCTCTATGGTGCCCTCTCTAAACAACTCCTTGTTTAAAAATAGGGTAGCATCTTGCCTTAGGCTGGCTTGAAAGCCGCCACTGATGTCAGCATTGTAATAGTGTTTAAAAGCCTTGTTGTTTGCTGCGCTTGCAGGTACACTAAAGTTCTGTGTAAAGTCAACAAACAGCTTACTAATATCCTTAATGTTCTGGATGTTTAGTGTTATGCTAATGTCCTCATCTTTGTAGGTGTCTAGCCTATTTGAGCCAATGTATAACTCTATCATAGCATTGCGTTCTCAGGTGTTGCATACTCAACCTCTAGCGTATAATTGATAGTCTTATCATTAATATGCTTCTGCAGGGTAATGCTTTCTGTAAGTATGTTTACAGCCCTTTGGCTTTGGTCTATATCAAATGTGTTGCCGCTTCTGTAAGTCGTTCTGTCTATTACAGCCAATACATACTCACTCATCAACAGCTGTTCCATTACCTCACTAAAGCTTTCACTAACAAAGCCTGTGTTAAGTGTTAGCCTGTGTTGGGCCTTGTGGTTGTAGCTTCTAAGACCTCTTGCTTGGTTGCCCCATGTGTAACCACTAGCACCTGCACTACCAATAGCGCTCCTGTAAGTGTCCTTCTCTACATTTAGATTCGTTTCACTGCGCTTAAAGAATGTTACATTATCCCATGCGCCATAGCGGTTGACAAAGTACAAGCTAACAGGCTCATACTTAGCCTCACAGGTGTTATACACACGCATAGACTCAATAATAGTGTCATTTACATCCAGCAGTTGTATATCGTAGTATTTAGTCCTGTAGGGCGCTGTACCGCCATACCCCTGAGCATCTTTAAAATTGCTTAGGTTAGCAGGGCCTGCTGGGAACAACATAACTCTTTCCTCAACACTTGTGCCGTATACATCAGCCTCTGTTACTTGGTACTCGTAGAATGTGCCATCATCATTAAGCACCTTTACAGCATCTAGACCAAAGTTGCAGCAGCTAAGTGCCTCAATAGTACCGCCATCGGCTAAAACCCTGTCACGATAGCCGTAAATTATATCCAAGCCCTCTCCGTGCATGCCCAAGTATATAGGCATCATAAACGCATCAACATCTGCCGCATAGCGTTCGTATTGCTGGAGTATTGGGCGTTGTATGTTTTTGTTAGCACCCTCTGTAAACTTACCATAGCCATAGGTTGCTATAAATACAGATGTACTTCCTGTATCTTGTCCTGCACCTAATGGTGCTGACTCAGTGTTAAACCAGTCAAGTGTATAATCTACCTGAACCCATAGCTGCGCATCAGGTGCGTTATCTACTATATTTTCCTGTGATAGTTTGCTTATGCGGTTGTTAAACTCTGCCTCTAATAAAGGCGCAATATCGGATGTAGGGTAGAAGTCAACAAATCCTGATGTTCTATCTATGGTGTACACAGGTGTCGCTGGCTTGGCGCTTTCCTCGCCAGTCCAAGCATAGATTTTTAACTCCATGCCATCTAGCCTATCTCTATTTGAGCCATCCCATGTGATTAGTATTGGTGAGCGTGCGCCCACTAATCCTACTGGACTAATTACTGCCATCTTTATACTTTTCGTTTAATTCATCTATTGAGTGTTCCAAAAACTCCTGCACATCTAAGGCGTATGCCTCAACTATCTCATTTGGTAGGTTTCTGTAACCTAAGTTAAAAGGCCTGCTGTAGAAGTAGCTAGGCTCAATGCCGTTTCTTCCAATACCACCTACTATGGCCCAAGCCGTTTGCTCGTAAGTCTGGAACTTACCCCTGTTGTCTCTAAATTGTATTCGCCTGTTTTGCACCCATTCTTTAATAGGTGAAAAGGGTGGGTTCTTACCTGCCTTGCGGCCCTTATCTACCCACTCACCATATTCCTCCATCAGGAAGTCAAAAGAAAAGCTATTAGGCATTGCCTTTACATTATACCCTAGTGAGTCGTATAGGCTTTTGGTAACATTCTTTTTCTTGCGTGTAAGGTTCTTTCTAGACTCCTTTACAAGGTACTTGCCAAATTTAGTTAAGGCCTGCTGTGTGTTTTTATTCTGCATTAGCAGATGTTATTAGGGTTTATAGTCTCTATCTCAAGAGTTACTTTCCACCCACACACATTAGCCTCCATATCCTCATCAAAAGGCTCAGCTACAGGGTCATTAGTTAACCTAAAGTAAGCATCGTAATCTGTGCCTCTACGGAAGGTGGCTAGGAACTCGCTTATAGTAGCTAGTGTCCTGTGATATATATCCTGCTTCATCATATTACCCTCAAATAAATCTTTTGGGCCTTTGCTGTAATCCACAACATCCATTACCAATAAGTCAAACTCATAAGTAATTGTACGCTCCTCTAGCGTAGCTGTTCCAGTAATGAAATGCGCCATTGGGTACATATCCTGCTTCCTGAAATCCACATCAAAGATGTTGCCCCAGCTTACCTGATTTATTTGGTCGCTGGCATTAGCTGCTGTGTGCAGCGCCTCTGTAATTTGATAATATCCCTTCTTCATATAATTAAAAAACCCTATTGCATTAAATTAAGATAAAAAAAGGAGGGCCACCACAGCCCTCCCAACCAAACCAGTGTAGTAACCACACTACACACCTAAAATACTTTCATACTCATCATCACAGCTACAACTCTCTTTCTCGCAGTCATGGCAGCAGCTGCACACCCAATTATCATCACAATACTCATAACATATGCCGCACTGCTGTGCTTGGCCATTCTGGTAATCCATTAACTCTCTATCTAAGTAATCCATTACGCAGCTACACTTTTAATGTTATCAACTACATAATCATATAAGGCTACCCAAGCCAGTTGGCTTATATTTTCAATGGGGCCTAAATCATTATCCTGCCAATCCCAGTAGCGCAATGCGCCAATTATATCTAAGCAGTCTGTGTAGTACATAACTGCATTATCTATCTCGTGGTGTATGTACTCCCACTTATCGCTAGGGTTGTCTGTTTTAAGGTTAGCCTCAAGTTCTTCTAAAAATGCGTATTCGTTAAATGTGCTCATTGCTCTAGTTTTTAGTGGTTATAGTGGGAGGGTTGCCCCTCCCTTTGTTATTTATTAAAATGCGTATCCCTTTTGCCTTTTATTGCTATTCGTTTTGTCAAACCAACTGCTAATAGTTAATTGCGGAATAGTAACCAATTCAAAGTTGTTTTCACCATCGTAATACTTTCTTTCAACCATGACAACATCTACTATCTGCGACTTTGGAATCCATTCATCATCAATAAGGATTGCCTTTTCGGTAACCCTGCTTATAGTCCAAATACCCTCGGTCCAGCTTACACAACCTCCATCAAAAGTTACAAGGCTGAAATCGGTTAGGTCGTTTATTTCAGTGAATTGGACTGGTGTTAATACATTTGAATTTTTCATATCTCTCTCTCTTTTAGTGGTTATTGTTTCAACACTCCAAAGGAAAGAAAATTTAGTTATTGACAAAACTTTCTTAATAATTATTTTGATTTTTTTTTGAGATGGCCTTTTCTACCTCAAGTTTATCTATCTCAAACTCTAAGAATGTAAGGCACTGCCTCAGGGGCAGCGTTGTTATTTCATCAACCTTGAGTAGATTCCCTCCAGCGATTTGATAGATAGCGCTATACCAGCCCCACTTCTTTGAGAAGTTTGTTTGGATGTCAAAGGTTGGTTCTTCATCTCCTGCTGGTTCTCCAAAGATTGTAGGGTAGCTATCTGCAATTTGATTTCTAAACGATAAAAAAAAAGCAGGCAACCTAAGAAAATGTCTGCCCCTAACTCCTGAAATGTTTGTCCTGTGTGCTTATCAGGGTCATATACCTCTATGCTGTGCCTGCCGTACAGCTGCTTAGTAATAGGCCTGTACAATACACCTAATGCTTTTTCAGCATTCTTGTAAGGTTCCTTCAGGTAACTTTCTAGGTCTATATACTCGCCTAGACTTATATCCTCTAGTTTTGGGTGGAAGCCATACTCTATACCTCTGTGCTTAAATGTTTTTACAAGTGCTGGTTTCTCGTTTAGCACTAAAGCTAATTGATTTTGCACCTCTAATAAATCTACCTTACGCATGCCTTGCTGTTGTGTAGGCGTTAGACCGCAGAAGTGGTACACAGCTAACTCATCGCTGTTCTCCTCGCCTACCATTAGCATAAACTTTTTATAGCGCTCCAGTGTAATGTCGCTTAGTGTTTCTGGTATGGTAATGTTAACGGATTGTGTATCTCCCATAATTAGGCTTGCTTAGTTTATTCCACACCCCATAACGCAGGGCATCTATTGCGTGGTTGTATTTATCCTCTGGTTTATTAAGTAGGTTGCCATTCTTATCCTCAAGCCACTTATAGTTCTCCATCTCCTTAACTAGGTTGCTGCCATTTACATGCAGCTTATAGCGTTTAAGCATATCAATACCTGCATTAACACTATCGGCACCCTTAGCTGTAGGCTTTACATTGAAACCCATTCTGTGTAACTCCTCAATACTTTTAGGCTCACTACTATCAGCAAATACCTCATCATACCTGCCTACCTCAAATTTAGTAAACATCTGCGACAAATCCTGATTCGTTAGGTTGGTGCTGTATAGGACTTCCTGAAAGTATAAGTTATCACCCCACTGGTAACAGGCAACTAATGCACTAGGGTCATTGGTAAAACCAAAGTCAAGGCCATAGGATAGAAACTTAGCTTGTGGTGGTAGTTGCTGGTAGGTACTAAACTGGAATACCTGCGCTCGGTTTGTCCCTCGCTCACCTAACCCATACACACGCCAGTAATGCTCATCTGTTTGCTTAAGGCGTTCTATCTCTGCTACAATGGTAGCATCTAGAAAGGGGTTGTCCTGATAAGTGGTTTGGTAAAAGTCTGCATCATCTCTTGGTATAACTCTATCGTATATCCAATGAAAGCTATCACTAGGGTTATAGTCAAGTATTATCCTGCCGTTGGTACGGAATACTATTTGTTGCCAATCCTCAAAGGTCAACTCATTGGCCTCATTCAGGAATGCTAAGTCCCTTTTACGCCCCCTAATCTTTTGGGGTTGGTCTAAGCTAACAAACTCTACTAGGTTACCATTAAGCACATATTCACTATTGGACTTATTGTGTAAGTCCTCATTATACAACTCGTGCTGCTTAAGTATATCAAAAAAGTCCCTCATAACAGAGGAGCGCACAGCAGGGAATGTCTTGCGTGCTATAGTTATGGTTTGTCCAGTATACTTAGCGCAGTAATGGAATATAATCCACAGCAGTATATTGTATGTCTTACCAGAGCGTGTACCGCCCTGTTCAACTACAATCTTTTTATTACTACGCTTAAGGTGGGTGTAAACCTTATTGACTCTAATCTTGGTCATCTACCTCCTCAACCTCAAAGGTCTTTAGCCCCTCATGATGTATCTCTTGGCGCTCTACATAGCCCCTGCCCTTACCTTTTGTCTTCAGGTAGAAAATGGTGCTACTAGGGTTGCCACCCTTTATCTGTTTATGTAACTGGCTCTCTGCAAAATCTAAAGCTACATTAGCTAAGTCAGCAACTCCTGCTTTATAAGCCTCATCCTCACGCATCCACCTGTAATGAGTCTCCCTGCTAATACCTACTGCCTTACAGGCACTGGTAACTATACCTAAGCTTTGCTCAAGTGCATCTAGCATAGCCTTTTTTGTTATGTCATTATTTGCCATTTGTTTTTTCTCTTAACTTGTCTTATATTGTCATCAGTTATGCGGTAGTAGTGTAATAGTAGCACATCTGGCATCCAGCCAGAAGGTGAGGTGCAAATCCATCCTACCGCTCTAAGTAGCCCTCCTCTCTTGGAGGGTTATTTTTTCCCCCTTATACATACCAGCACCCCTAGCATCTATCTCGCTAAATGGTATCTCAGGTTTTGTAAGCACACAGGTTTTATCTATTAAGTAGACATACTTCATTTGGTACCCCTCAAAGGGTTTCCATTTACGGAACTCACTGGACATCTTTAAGTGGTGTGCCTGTATTACATGCATAGCCTCTCCTGTATCAGGGTTTATCCTTAGTGCTGTGTTTTCTGCTATGCCTACAAGTTTAAATCCGCTTGCTCTATATATGGTGCCATCACCGCACTGCGTTCCATCTGCAAAGCTTATTACCCACTTTATGTGGGGTGCGTTCTTTTTTATAAGTCGTATGCTGATAGCTATACAACGGCTCTCGCTATACTTAGGCAGGTAATCATCAAAGGCCATTCTGTTGAGTTCTATAAACTCATTCCACCCTGTACCCTCTACTAGGTTTATTGTGCCCTTCTTATTTATGCTTGGCCCATAGCTTAACACTCCGTGTAGCTTCCCATCAAGAAAAGCCCCAAAGTGGAGCTTGCTGTTTGGCACTACCTTACCTGAGTAGTGGTGCTTCTTTACAAAGTCATTAGCCACCTTAGGTGGTATCACCTTAACCCTTATTTCTTTTGCTCTGCCCATTGGGATACTATTAAGTAAAGTGCGTTACCATTGCCATTCTCATTACCAAAGGTTTCTACATATTTGTACTCCTCTGTTTTCTTAATGTCATCAATAGCGTTTTTAATAATCACCTGCTGCTCATCTGCCATTGTAAATGTCATCTGCTGGAAGGGGCTTTTATCCCCATCAGGTAAATCAAAGCTTTCATCAAACTCATCAGGGCTTAAATCAAAGCCCCCTATATCTATACCCCAGTCCTGAAGCTGGTCTACATCCCATACATTAGCTAGCAAATCCCAATCCCACTCACCAAAGCTGCTGTTGTCCTTTATAATGAACTCCATCTCCTGCTCAGGTGTAAGGTTATCAGCAAACACCACTGGCACCTCTGTTAGGCCTGCAGCCTCACAAGCCTTAAGCCTCATGTTGCCGCCTAGCACTATCATATCCTTATTAACTACAATAGGGCGTAACTCTAGCATCTGTGGTAACTCTGTGATGCTCTTTACAAGTTTCTGGAACTTGCTATCCTTAATGACTCTTGGATTGTTTGGGTTTGGGCGTACCTGCCTGATATCTACTCTTTCCATAATTATAAAACCTACTTTTTTTGTTTTAATGCTTCCTCTCTAAATATATCACGAATAATCTTTTGATTCAAACGCCTTTGGCTCCTGTTAGGTGTTGTAGGCGCTTCTGGTAACTCTACAAACTTCCTTAAGAATGCCTGTTCATCTGCTGCCAACTGACCTCGTAAATGTACCTGCGTTAAGATACCAATCAGCATCTCAAGGTTGTTTCTGTTTACCAGAATTGTACTGCTTTTACTTTCCTCCATTATAATAAGTCTTTAGATTTTATTAGTATTCCTACAGATGTATTGTTATCGCCTCCTGCAACACCTAGCCTGTAGTAATTTGTTTTACACAACTGCTTAAGGCGTGCAGTTGGTATTAGTATTGCGTGCAGCACATCGCTGCCATCAACATTAGTCATATCAGTTTTAAGGCGCTGGCCTTTTTCACTTGCTGCAATTAGAAACCAGTAGTCGGCCTGTGTTGTAGCCAAGCCACTTAGCTTACCCCTAGACTCATACTCTATGTAAAAGTTACCTGTGCGGTAACAGCCAAAATCAAACTTAACCTCAATTGTCTTACTGGAGAGTAGGTGGCCTAGCCACCCCTCACCTAATTGCCCTAAGGCTAAGTCGTATTTAAAGTCGTTATTGTAATCCATTAGTCGGCCTCTATGCCGTTATCTTTTAAATCTCTTTGCATTAAGTCTAGCAACCTATCCTTCGCTAACTCATTCAGGACTTCCATCATTGCTAATAGCTTGTCTGTGTCTTTCATCTCTCTTTGGTGTTAAATGTGTCAAGCTATCGCCTGACAATGTATTATTAAAGGTCAGTTTATACCCTTACTTGTATCATTAAAGGTGTCAAGCATCTTGTGCAGTTTACTTGACATCGTTCTTTTCTAATTTCTCAAGCGTGTCCTTCAGTATCACATTCCAAGTAAACTTATCCTTGTCAGCGTTCCAAAGTTGCTCGTACATCTCAAGTAATATCTCTCTGTTCATTTTACCCTTATTTTGTGTATCATATTGTACAATTCTACCCTTACTCTGTACATAGGGGTGAGCATTATTCCTGTCGCTTTACCCATCTTACATACATCTTGGCTGCCCAAGCCTTTCTCTGTTGCTTATTCTTGTACACCTTCTTTAGTCTCGCATTTGCTATGCGTAAAAATTGGTTCATCTTGCTCATAATAAATTCTTTAATCTTAGACATTCTGTGTTTAATTCCTCAGCCCTCTTGGTTTGCTGCTTAAGGGCCTTGCTTACTGCAATATACTTTTTTTCTAAATCAGCATGCTGCTCACTAAATTTGCGCTGCTGGCGCTGTAGCTTCTTTTCCCATTCCTCCTCTAATCTATCTAAACTAGGGTTAACAATAGTGCTTCTAGCACGCATGGCTTTCTTTACCTCTACATCATACTCATCAACAATGTTAGCTATAGAATCGCTAATGCGCTCATAGCACATCCTGTACTTAGTATCGTAAGCGTAATTGCTCTCGTGTTGCTTCTTAGCGTGTATTATAGTAGCGTGATTCTTGTTTATTATCTGTCCTATGCGCTGCAGCGATAAGCTGGTTTGCTCTATAACCGCTACACTAAATGCGTGTTTCCATATTACATTACCTCGCTGCCTATTATCTGTAATGCCTTCCTGCTCCTTTAGTTGCTTCCAAAGGCTTTGCAGCATCATCTGCTGGTCAATAACTACTATGTCCATCTATCTTATTCTTGTGTATTGTTTTAAGCCACTCTACCTTATTTGGTACATCACCATGAGACAGGTGGCAGGGCCGACATACGGCCATTAAGTTTTCTATTACATCTTTGCTGGCACTACCACCAGAACCTCTGTTCTCAATGTGGTGTATATCTACAGCCCTACTACCACACACCTCGCAGGGTATAAAGTCATCAAGCACATAATTAAAGTGCTTCATATATACTTTTGTGTGCTTTTTCACAACTCGCCTACTATCGTGTAAGTATCTAAGTCTTGGCCCTTTATAAAAAAGTCTCTGTACAATGCAATGGCCCTGTTAAACTTAGCCTCACCCCTTTTGTAAAAGTCCTCACTAATTGTATAGATGCCTACATCTGTACTGCTTTTGTCCAGTGCAATAAATGTAAAGTCTTTATAGCTAACCTTAAACAGGTTGCAGTAAATGTATGCTTGTAAATCATAGCCGTATTTATCTGCACTATACTTAAATGCCTTTAAATCTGTTGTTGTCTTAATATCAGCTATTCCAGTAGGTGTCTTTATATCTGCCTTACCTCTAAAAGGAAAGCCCCCTAACACATCTACCTGCGGCAACTCAAACTCACTGCCCTGCATATACTGCATCGCTAATTCGTTCCTGAAGAAAGCATCAGCCATACGCTCGCCTGCCTGCATATCCTTTCTAGTAATGCAAGTCTTAGGGTTATCTAACTGGGCCTCCTTAAAAGCCTTTGTGTTTTTACTAGCTACCTCTACCACCTCAAAAATATCATCAAACTTTTCAGGCTCCAGTATCATGGTGTGTATCACCCTGCCCATTAGCAGCGCTGGGCTGCTTTCCTCTTTGCCGTACTTCATTACATTGTGGTAAGTCTTTGGGCTATCAAGTAGCATTTTTAAACTGCTACTGCTGTGGGCCAACTTGTTTAGTGGGCCGTAATAAAAGCTGTCATCTACAGCTTTCTGGACTAACCAATCTCTATCGTAATCCGTTCCATCTAGCATCAACATTGCACACAGGTTAAAATTTCCACTAACTCAAATACTGCTATCATAGCAACCATCCCTAAAATTACCATAGTCTGCAAGAATGCTACTACCGCTACTTTGTTCCAATCAATCTTTTTCATTGCTCTAGTTTTTCTGTTACTGCTAAAATAAAATCATATGCCGCTGAGTGGCCACCTACATTCCAGCTGTACAGCCTTGTAGTGGTATACTCCTCATCATAAGTCTTCCAATCGTAAATAGTAAACACATTACCCTCGTAGGTGAACACCCACTCCTTTTGAACTTTGCCATCATCACTGGCCTCAGGGAAAGTTGGTTCCCCTAATACTTCTACAAGGCGGCTGTAAGTAAAGCCACCAATCTCTCCCTTTAGGCTTGAACCGCCTATAACTGCAAGGGCATCAGTTTCATTTAATAGTTTCATTGCTCATTGTTTATGGTGCTAATATAAACAATTTTGTAAATAACTACTCCTCCTCCTCAAAAAACTTTTGATGCAGAAACTCCTCTACATTATCTAAACGCCTCTGTATCTGTCTGTTCTGGTTAAGGGCAAAGCCCAAGCCTATGCCAAATAGTATAAGTATCATTCCTCTTTTATTTTATATGGTAGCACTTCAAATATCAAATCCTCAACATCGCTAAACTTTAAATAAGTGAACACATCCTGCGCATTCCACCTGCCTAGCCATTTGTACAACCCATCCTCATAGGGTATGTAGTTTTTTCTAGTTACAACCTCAGGGCTATACACCTCACACATATCTAAAGCACGCACCCTTAGGTGCTTCTTTCTAAATATATAAAAGGCATCTGGAAACTGGAAGGCTATATATTCAGCCTTGCTTTTTTTACTGCACCAGCCATCACCACCCCATACATTCACAAACTCTAGGAGTATGTAGCCTGTGTGGTGCATCTTTTTAAGGCCCTTGACATCTACCTTCATATCGCCCCAATAGAAGTCAATGTGCTTCTTGTCATCAGCTAGGTTAGACTTAAGCGCACCTGTCAACTCTTTGAACAGCGCCTCACCTGTCTTACCCACATCAACACACACAGCCGTGCGGCTTTCTGTTAACTTGCGTTTATCCTTTAGGTAGTTACGCAGTTGCATCTAACAACTCTTGTAATTGGCGCATCCATTGTAACCATATCTTAGGGCTGCAAGTGCAGGGGACATCAAACTTGTGATGAAACACTCTAGCGTGTATTTGCGCAATGCGCTCTCTTTCCTCGTGTTTAAGTGTGCTTTTACGCAGCACGCCACTGGACAAATAAGCTACCTCATCCTCCTCTAAGCACTCAGGAGTCCTGCTATACGGGAACAGCTTGTTAAGCTTTTCTTTTCTGGCATCACAACCACAATCCTCACCTACTACAGCTTTAACTACCTTCTTAATTCCTGTAGCTGTAGTTATCTGTTCAATAGTATCACCCAATCCCTTAGGCTTATTCTTGCTGCCTTTTGGGCGGCCCCTTTTTTTAGATTTGGTTGTAGTCTCCGTTGGAGTAGTCTTCCCAATCTTCCCTGAGTCTGTCGTGGATTCTTGCTTTGCCATTCTTTATAGTGTTCTTAATGCTTGTTAAACCTATACTTGTCTCTCTGTGTATTTTATTCATACTGGTGCCCTCCATATGTATTCTTATCATCTTGGCATCATACCAATGAAAGTCATCCATCTCCTGCTCCATGTAATCTAGTAAGCGCTCCATTGCCTGTCTTTCTTCAGGTAACCCTGCCTCTTCCAGAAAGTCAAAGTCTAAATCATCAAGGCTAACTTTATTGACCTTGCGTTTGGCCCTTTGGTATTTAAGTGCTGTGTTGATACAGCTGCGGTACACATAAAAGAAATTGAGGCTGTCCTCCTCATCGTAAAAGTTTATCCTGCCCTCTGCCTCCATTTCAAGTAGGCGCAGGAAAACCATTTGTACTATATCGCCAGCTACGCTATAACTGCCATCAGTATACTCTTTGATAAAGCCTGTTAGGCGTTTAAAGTTCTTCCTGTAAAACCTTTCTATCCTGCCCATGTTATATTAATAACAAATAGGCCGCAGCATACCTGAAGTAGGTTAAGCCCATGCAACTCATCTGTAGGGTCATAGTAGGCGTAATTAACACCTAGTAGAACGCCAGTAATAGGGCTTAACTCAATTTGCATATTATTTAGATTTAACTGCTTACAATATAACCACTTAGTTATGAAAATACAAGTCTACCTTTTGTAGGTGATTAGCCCTGCGTTATCCTTCTCAATTATTCTGGTAAAAGGAATGCGGTGTAGTTTACCTGTTGATGTGTTGCGCACTATGTAATAACTGCTGCCCACATCAATATCCGATTCCTCCCCATCTACTCTAGTTTGTAAATAAGCGTGTGTTTCTATACACACAAATTCCATTCCACTTACTACAAACCTTTGGCCGTTTAATATCCTGCGCTTAAAATTCATCCATGTAATTTTCTAGCGCCTTGTTTAGGCGTGTGTTTTCCTTTTTTAAATCGTACAACTCCTGCTTTAATTTATCATTAGTAATACGAGCATCTAGTATCATTTTGTCCAGTGTAGTAAAGTAGTCTGTAATATGCCTATACACTGCACTGGTATCTGCACAAATATGGAAAACCTCCCACATCTGCTCTTGTGTCATTGACTCCTTATCACTTAACTCATTACTTAGGTACTGGAGGGCTTTGTGTAACTCAGCCTCCTTTTCCATATAATACAACCTGTTACCCTCAAAATGGAGATTCATCTATTTGTCTGTCTTTAGTTACTAAATTTAAGCCATCTATTGTAAAGCCGCAATTGCCTGCTGTTGAGCCTAGCCTTACTGGAGCATCTAATGGTGTTGGCCTACCACCACTTTCTAACTCTTTTACCTTGCGCACATGAATGTCAGTGTACAGCCAATCTTGAGCGTGCTGAGTGTATCTATGAAGTACAAAGAACTCATCGGCCCTATTTACGAATTTACCACCTCCTTCAACATCGCTGGCCATTGGTGGCATAGTGTGCCCACTATACTCGTGGCTGCCCTTATGCACCTTTCTAAGCGCCTCTGTAGCAGGGTGTGTGTTTAGTATAGTAGTTACACCATATTCCTTACAGAACTTTCTTAGGTGGCTTGTTACCTCGTAATGGTAATCGTGTGTGCTTATGCCTTTTAAATCTGCCTTTCGTATTGTAAGGCTATTGTAAGGGTCAATCATCATACCCTGAAACTCCCAAGCATCATAAACCTCAGCAGCAATGTCCAGTAACTCAAAAGCATTTACTATTAATTCGCTATCTATAAAAGCCCAGTGGCCCTCTACAAAGCTATGGTGCCGCCAGAAGGTTTGCTCATCTATTTGGTTTATTGGCTTGCCTGCTAGAAACTCAATTAGTTTCCGCTGTAAGCTTTGCACCTCGTTTTCGCTGCTGTATATAAGCCAGCGTGTGCCGTTTTCTAAGGTGTGTAATAACTGCAGGTAAGTCATTGTGTGTGTCTTACCCACATTGGCATGTCCAGTAACTACCACAAAGTTCCCTTTCTTAAAGCGTAGGAAGTCATCTATTTCAGGAACCCCAAACCTAGAGGCCTCGCTAATCTTACCCTCTCTTGCTCTCTCTAAATAGCGTAGGGTTTGGTTGGATTTTATTATGTGCTTGTGTATCATATTTGTGAATGTAGGTATCTTTTTTTATTGGGTCAAAAAAAAGGGGCGGCTAAATAGCCAACCCCTTACACATACTTAACACAAGTAACTAGAATGGTAAGTCATCACCTACCTGCTCGCCATTGACTATGGCTTGTGCTGTTTCTATTTTTTCCTCTCGGCTGCTGAAATGCGTATTGTAGTTTGTTTCCTGCTTGGGCTGTTCCAGAACCCACTCCACAAACGCATCAGCAACCTTAAGTACATCTGTGCTTTTAGCACCCTTATCCTTAAGTAAATCAACTGCAGCTTTTAAGCACGACTGCTTAACAATCATTTTCTGCTTCTCATCATTATTACCTGAGTAATTGCTTTTAGAGTAGCCACCTCCTGAGTAGTTACCACCCCCTCCGTTATATACTGGCTTAATCTTATTGCCGTACTGGTTGCTAGTAATCTCATACTCTACCTCTGCACCTGCAACGAATTTATCTTGGTCGGCCTTAACGCTGTTGTACTCACCGCTATCTCCGTTATCCATTGTTACAAAGAATTTGTAAAAGGTTTTGCCGTTAAATGAAAAGTCCCCCTTTGGAGACACTGATACTACTTTTGCTGTTTTCATAATGTTGATTGATTTTCTAAGTTTGCAATTTGAGCCTCTAGCATAGCTACTCGCTCTTTCATCCATTCGCTGCCAATGTTATTGGCAAAGGTTTCTAAGTCATCTAGGACTTGGTAAATGTTTTCTGTATTCATTGCTTTTGTTTTTTAGTATTCCGATTCGTCTCTGCCCCTTGAAGTTAGCCTACATTCATAGTCCATTGTTCTTAAATACTTCATCCAGTTTTTAGCGTCTTGATAATCTAAGGTTTCAAAATCAATTAAACCCCCTAATACTACTTGGTAAACTTTGTCTTGCATTGCTCTTGGTATTTAAATAAGGGCGGCTGTTACACCGCCCCTGTTGTTTGTTTTAACCTAAATGTTCTCTCATTTCTAGTTCCTCGTACAAGTATGTAATAGCTAAATTGTAATCACCTTTAGTATAAGCTAACATTTCTCTTACTGCTTGGTCTGTAAATGGGTGGTTGTTTGTTGTTTTCATTGCTCTTTGTTTTTGTTTAACAAGTCAAAGGAATAAAAAAAAGTAATTCTCCTACAAATTTTATTTAAAAATTTTACCCTCTATTACAATGACAGATGTGTCTTTGGGTAAATCGCTTGCTGGTTCTATACGCACAGCCTTAATGAACTTCTTATTGTCATCTTTAATTAAGCCTGCCTCTACCAGTGCATCCTGTGTGAATTTAACTGCCATAATGCAGTTGTCTAAATCATAGCGGTAATTAACCTTAGCAGTAATTACGCAATACTCAAACTTAAAGTCGTAATCCAGCTGCTGCATAACCACCTCACGCCATTTGGTTTTTTCCTTACTACGGAATGTCCAGTGGGGTGAGGAGTAAAACTTATTGAGGCTAGGTATCTTACCTAAGTGTACCTCTATTTTAGTGTGGTCAGTCATGGTGTAGCCTATGTGCATACTCTGCATCTATCTTAGCTATCTCACCTATGTAAGCAAGTTCCTGAGCCTTTGCAGCATCACGCTGCATCTCAGTGCTATCTGTACCTATATTCTGGAATAACATTGCCATCTTATGCAGTATGGCATCTATCTCTTTATTTCTCATTGGGTTGTACATCTGCTTTTTTTAGTTCATATAATACCCCATCAAAGAGTAGGTTAACATGAAAGCCATCTACTGCCCAAGCGTGGTAGTTATCCTCGTTTAATAAGGCACTAAGTCTTTGAGCCTGTTTGAATGTCATAAGGGGTAGAGTAGTATTTGTTAAAGCCGTAATCACTAGGCTGCTCATCGTAAAACCCAAAGTGAGATAGGAAGTGGTTATGGTAATCATCATCAACCTCTTTCCTTTCTATAGCTAGGCTGTATTGTCTTCTAGTCATATATCTTGTGTGTAACACAAGTAAATATATCTATTTATTTTCTAATAAATAATCTAATAAGAGCGAAGGTCGCTAGAATAATTGAGAGTATCAACACCTTGTCAATAAGTTTGAATTCATTTTCCTTATACACCACCTGCGGTACTTTAACCACCTGTGTTACTTGTATTGTATCTGGTAGACACTCAGCTGTTACCTGAATAGTATCGTGAATACGCATTAGCTGTACTCTAACGCCATTTCTTTCTACTTCTATGGTATCATACTGGCTAAGCACTAAAGTGTCGTGTACGGCCTTAATTTCTGTTACCACTATTGTGTCCAGTTTTACCGCAACCCGTTCTACTATCGTTGGGTCTTTTGCAACTGCACGCTTCAGGTGCCACTTCGCACCACAACCCTGAGTCAAAAAAAGCAGCCCTATTAGAACTGCTCTTGTTTTTACTACGCCCCACATGCTTCACAATCTTCAGGGTTATCTATGTTGCAACTAGGTTGCTCCATATTCTGTAACTCATCTACAAAGTCCTCAAAGCTATCTCCGAAATCACCCATTCATTTTGTCTTTAGAAAAGAATAACACAAACGCTACGCCAAAGAAAGTTCCTGCCTCTGTGAGGCTCGCTTTCTCCATAGCCACTAATGTAATACCTGCTGCGAATAATACTGCACCTACTGCCGTAGTTTTCCAATTCTTTGTAACTCTGTCTATCATCCTCTTAGTCTATCATTTTCTTTTTTCAGGAAACCAACCTCTGTTCTCAGCGCATGAACCTCAGCCGTAAGTTCTAAGACCTTCGTATTGCTTTCCTCCAGTAACTGCTCCAATCTAGCAACTCTGTTTTTAAGGTCATCACGATACTGAACACCATCACTATTCTGCACAGATTCCTTTTTATAGTCTGTTTTCAACTTCAGTCTAAACTCTAAGAACTTCCAAATACCAGCAGATGCAAGTATTGTGCCTATCGTGATTATTACCTGACTATCCATTTCTTGATATGTTTTCCCTTTGTACTCTTACCACATTCCAGCACGCAAATACAAATATGATTATCCAACCTGTACGGCTCCCCTCCATTAACCCTACCATTGATAAGTTTATGATAGTAGCCAATGCAACTAAACAAGCCAATTTAACAGCGTTTAGTCTACTTTTAAGGCTGCCGCTATACAATACAGCCCAAAGCTGGTATAGCCCAGCAAACAGGGCAATAAGTATAAGCCAGTAGTTAGGGCTTTCATACTCCATACATATGCTAAGTGGTAGGCACACTAAATGGCACATAGATATGAGAACCTCATTAGGCTCACTATCACTATATAAGAAAATACTCCTTGCTCGCTTTAGCCCCATCGCTTATAGATTGTTTTGCCGTTTTGCTTAACACAACTTAAAACCTCTCCCCTGTTGTTAGAAGCCTTATAACTAACATGAACCCAAGCAGGGTTCTCATCATCTCCAAACTCCCAAATAAGTTGGTCAAACTCAAGATTATCTTTAATGTAGTTGAATAACTGATGGTTTTCTAAACCACCATACACATCTGCATCTAAGTCTAATGCCTGCCCTTTGCTGTGCTGACTTCCTGAAGCACCACCAATCAAATCATTCAGAGCCTTTGAGCGATAGCCACTGGTGATGGCAATTGGTTTGCCAAAGTGAGAGCGCATAGGTTGAAAAACCTTTTGTGCAATAAGCATTAAACTGGACAAATGCTCACCGCTAGGCTTGTTATTAATCCCATGCTTAATAGCAGTAGCACTCTTTGTCGCTTCCCCTAATGTTAAGTTCTTACTCAGTCTCATTCTTTGTGATGCTCCCAATGCCTTGATTATAGTAATTGCCCTCACAGCATTCTCTAGAATACCGCTTACCATCTTTGCAAAGGCATCCCCTGCGTTTATCCTGAGGAACATTATATCTGTCCTTGCTCATTATACTAAGTCTTCCTCACTCGGTTCGGGGAAAAATTCAGGATGCAACTCCTTACACTTTTCAGTCCACTCACGAATAGCAGAAGATGAACCGAAGGTATGAATACCCATAGGCGCACACCATACCATAGCACTATCCCAAGCCTCAACAGGCTCTCCATCCCACAATACATCTATATGGTAGGTAGAAGATAGTACAGGAGGGGTTAGTTCGTTTCCTTCTTCATCATAAGTTCCTGCTACCTCAACGAGGTTACCAAGATGCACGATAGCGTGGCTATGAGTC